CGCTGGTTTTGTTTCTGCGTCGTGATCGTGTTCAAGGTTCTGGCTGCCCTGAAGGCTGCCCAGGCCGCGACCGACATCGACGCCTCGACCGTTGTCCCAGCCTCGGATGAACTCGCCGCGTAGATCCGGAAGACTGAAGGTCGTGGATCCGTCGCCAGCGCCGTGGGTGGTACCAATGCGGCTGAAGAGATCTGCGTAGGCTGTCCGGGACACCGCTGCCCCATTGGCCCTAAGCCATCCGGCTGGCGGGGATGCCATCGCGAAGTGCGAGACCATTCCCCGCAGAGCGTTATCCACAGTGGTCCTAAGCGTTTGCAGGGCTTTGGTGGTGGCAAGCACTTCGCTGCTGTCGCTCGCGGGATCATCACTTTTCGCGTTCGGCAGGTTGCCCAGGTCGACGTCATCCTTGGTGGTCGCCCGGGCGCGCAGGTTCTCGTAGTCGCCATTGCGGGCGGCTAAGTAGTTCACCAAGTCGGTAGCGATCGGCTGCCTCACACGCTGATCGGTGATGACGGCGGTGGCCGCGATACTGGCCAGCTCTACCACGTAATGCCAACGCCCATTGCTGTCCTGGTAATCGGCTTTATTGGTACCGAACACGACCGTCCAGGACGCCACGACATCGCTACCCACATGGGCCAGGTACACGTCCAGCCACGCTTTGGCAGGCAGTGCCGGCAACTGCACCGACGTCGCTTCGGCCAACTCCACCCGGATGCCTTCGATGTAGGCCATACCGGCCTTGAGCTGGAACAACCCCAGGCTGTTGCGCTCCATTTGCAGGCTGTCGTTGTAGAAACATGCCCGTCCGAAGACGTCACGATTGCTGGTCCGCTCACGCGCATCAATGCCATTCAGGCGCATCGTGAAGTCGTGCTGCCAGGTGCTGGCATCGACGGTCAGGCCGGTCAGTGCCTGGGCACCGTTGAACTCCACCAGGAAGTTGCGGGTGACGTTGTTGCCGATCTGCAGCGGCGGAATGTTGCGACGCTTCTGTTGCACCGGCACGTAAGCCACGGCCAGCAGTACGTTCTCGGCGGTTTCCAGTCCGATCCAGTTGAAATCCCAATCGCCTATGTCGGAACCGACCATCAGGCTGTAGATCACCTGACGCGGACTGACGTAACCCTTGCGGTTGACGTTGGCGGTGTAGACGATCTGTGCAGCCGGCGGTTTGCCACCGGAGCGATCCACCGCCGCATTCGGATCCAGTCCTGGAACGTTGGCCAGTACAAACCGGGCAACCTCCAGAACCTGCTGAGCACCCTGCTTTTGGGCAATAAGGCTCTCGCCGGCGAGGGTAATGCTAGCTCCCATGGGTGCTCCTAAATGGGTCGTTCAATAGGGTCATCAGGGCCAGCTCGTTGATCACGACCATGCTCGAGGAGTCGGCCATGGTGGCGATGATCGTTTGCTGGTCATCGTTGAAGTCGGCAACACGGATGTTCAAGGTCACCGGCGTGATGGTGACGAAGTCGTAGCGGCGGCATGTACGGCCGTACTGCTGCATGAGCACGCGCAGCAGCACTGGGTTTTCGCTCAGCTGACTGTCGGTCAGATGTAGCTGAACAATGTCCCAGTCCAGACCGTCGATGCGCTCTTCCAGCTCGACGTAGCCCACGCCCAGGCGTTGGAAAATTCGGACCATGCCAGCGGTGCTGCCAGCGTCGACGGCGTTGATGAACGCGTACTTGACCCGCAGGCGATACAGGCGCTCAGGCTCGCCATGGAAGCGCTGGATATCGCGCTGCCAGGCCAGGAGATCGAGCACATTGATATGGCAGGTTTCGGCGTCCAGTTGCAGCAGCGGCCAGCGCAACCAGCCCTCGGCTTTTTCCCACCAAGACTGGGCAGCGGCCTTGAGCTTGGCCAGCTCGATGCCGTCGAGCCAGAAAGGCAGACTGAGCTTAAGCACCTTGCAGGATCTCCACGCCGGACAACCGCGGAATCGTCAACTCGGAAATAATGTCGGCGTTGACGAAGTGCAGCGACTCGATGCCGGGGAACTGCTGGTGCAGCTCCTCGCCCAGACGGCTGAAGGCAAAGCGCGACTGCGGATAGGTCAGCGTCGGTTGAAAGTCGCGGGTCGTGCTCTCGCGAAAGGCCGCACGGATGTAGAGCTCGACGTCTGACTTCAGCGCATCCCAGCGTTCGGTACCGACTTCGGCCTTGGGCCAGATGGTCAGCTGCACCAGGTGCTGGGTTTCCGGCATTTGCATGACGACCAGGTCATCGCCGTGACCATGGTTGCCTTGGTCGCGGATGTAGTTGTTGATCTGGGCAAGGTAGGTGTCCGCCGGTGAATCGGCTTCGAACAACACGTAGGCATTGGCGCTGCCCGGTCCACGGGGCGCCCCGTGTTCGAAGTAGATGCCGTCGGCCTGGACGCCCGGGAAAGCGGCAATCATGGCGCGATACACCGCGTCGGTGTGCCACTGGTTGACCGCCGAAAACTGGTTACGGGTGCGCAGGCGCAGGTCGTCGTGCGTCTCAATATCCGCCCCTGGCTGGGTCAGCCAGCCGTCAGCATTGACCACCTGGATCACGCCCGGTACCGGCTCAGGCAAGATCGAGTAGTAACCCGGGGCCAGGTTGAAACCACTGCCCGCTGCGCTGGCTTCGGCTGGCACCAGCAACTGTGCCTGGCCATCGGCGAACACCATGGCCGTCTTGGTCACCATCACGTAGACGTTGCCATTGATGGCGATCGACTGGACCCGGGTGCCGGCCGGGACTTCCAACGTGCCGGCGATCGCGCTCCTGGTGAATAGGAGCAATCCCGCCGCCTTGGTCGCCTCCTTACGGGTCACGTTGACCTGCCAAGCCAGCATATCCAGCCAGGCGCCGGTCGCGGTCTTGACGAAAAAATTCGGCAACACCGTGCCGGCAATGAACTCGATTAGCCACAACACCGGTTTGGTGACCAGGGCGGTGATCACCCGCCAGAACGGCGACCAGGCGCTGGTGTTGCTCAGTTTGCTGCCTTGGGCAATCACCTCGGCCTCCCACGCGGCGCGCAATTTGGCTTCCGTCGTCGGAATGCCGGCATCGCTTAACGCCTGTTTGAAATCGACATCACTCACAGCACTACCTCGACAGATCCAAATTCGACTGTTTTTGCGGTGACCAGGTACTGCCCCGGCTCTTGCTTGATGAAACGGGTGGTTCCAGGCACCAGGCGCTCATCGTTTTCCACGAGCAGCTCCAGCTGCTGGATGCAGTCCGCCTGGCGGAAGCGATTGCGCTCGGCAACCAGCGTCACCAGCAGCCCGCTTTCGCGGATCATGTGCGCGATGTCCTGGGCGATGCTGGCCCGGTCGTCCACCAGAACTGGCTGGTTGGAAGGGTCCAGCGTCAGGTCGTTGTTGGTGATCAGCAGGTCGATGTAGAGGCTCATCCACTTACCGCCATACTCATCATGCTTTCCAGCTCCAGCTGGCTCATGGGCTTGGCCGTGTGGATCTCGATCTTCTCGACGTGGGTACCGTTATTCTGGGTCTGCGTTGTGGTGTTCTGGATGCTGCGCAACAACCCGCCCTGAGGCACCGACGTCGCGCTGGCAGGGGAAATGCCCACGCTGCCGGCATTGAGCCGCTGGCGGGTCTGTTCGACCTGGTCGCCGAGCGAGGTCGAGATTTGCGGCTGTGCCGGAAGGTTCAAAGCCTTGGGCATTTCGACAAACTTGGCATCGGTCTCCACCGCAGGGATTTTGAGCCGCTGGCGGGTCTGTTCAGCTTGGTCGTCAAGCGGAGCCGAGATCTGCGGCAGGGCCGGCAGGTTCGAAGCGTTGGGCATTTCGCCAAACTTGGCATCGATCTCCACGCCTGGGATCTTGTTCAACATCTCGATCAGTCCGCTGATGGCGCTCTTGAAGATCGAGACAATGCCGTTCCAGGCCGCGCTGGCCATGTCTGACCACCCACCCATCGAGCCGAACCAGTCCGACAGCTGCTGCAGGTGATCAGAAACCCACTTGAAGGCCGCCGTGTTCATCAGCGCAGCCGTCCACTGATCCCAATACACGACCGCTGCCACGACCAGCGCAACCAAGGCGACGATGCCGGCGATGATCAGCAGTACCGGGTTGGCCAGCATGGCGGCATTGACCAGCCACATAGCGCCCTGCCAGAGCAACATCGCACCCCGGACGATGCCCATCCACGTGTACATGGCGACCAATCCGACGATGAAGGCGCTGATCATCACGGTGTGAACCAGGAACATGGCGATGCTGCGAAAGCCCGTCCAAGTCAGCACTTTCCAGATCGTGACCAAGGACAGCCAAACCAGCTTGCTCAGCCCGACAACGGCGGTCAGCGTGGCCATCACACCGGCAAGACCTAGGATGACCAGGACAACGATGCCAATCACGCGGGTGATGTTGGGAAACAGCTGCGTCCAGCGGGTCAACGTCGAGGCAATCCCCACCAGCCGATCCATCAGCGGTGTCAGCAACGGGATCAGCGACTGGCCGAAGGCGATGCGCAGCGCCTGGACGGCGGCGCCGAACTGTTGCCACGGATCGACCATGGCCTTTGCCATCTGCTCGGCGCTTTCCAGGCCCCGGACCTTGCCCAGCTGATCGAGCCCGTTCTTCAGCCGGTTGGTGTCCTTGGCCAGCGCGCCGATCACTTGGGCGCCCTCACCGCCAAACGCCTCCAGTAGCTTCGCGCTGGCTGAGGCGCTGTTCAGGTCACCCAGTTTGCCCTGCAGTTTGTCCAGGACATCCAGGATCGGCAGCATCTTGCCCTGCTGGTCCGTCAGTTTGAGCCCCAGTTTTTCGGCGCCGGCCGAGGCGTTTTCAAAGAACGCCTTGTAGCGGCCGCCGGCATCACCACCTTCCATGGTGCTGCTCAAGCTCCCGATCACCGCGAACTGTTCAGCCAGGTCGACGCCGAAGCTGGTGGCGATCGCGCCGACTTCCTTGAACGCGTCCTTGAGCTGGTCGCCGTTGGTGCGAAACAGCTTGGTCGCCAACGCGGTCTGGCCACCGAGTTTTTCCACCCAGGTGTCTTTGCCGATCGCGTCCGCCTGGGTCTTGAACAGGTTGTACATGGTGCCCAGGTACTCACCCATGGTTCCCGCGTCGGCTTTGGTGGCCTTGGCCAACAGGTTGCTGGTGTTGGTGAAGGTGGCCAGCTGGTCGCCGGTCAGTCCTTGAATGGCCCCGGAAATGCTATAGGCCGACTCGACGAACTCATTGGCGTGCGTGCCGTAGGCCACCGAGAACTCCAGCGCCTTTCTGTTCAGCGAGTCCAGGGCGTCTTCCGCCACACCCAGCGATCGGACC